CGGTGATGCTGTCCGCGCCCACCGCGACATTGGTCTGAAGGTCGGACACCTTCTTGCCGAACAGGGTGGCGTCGGCACTCTCAGGAGAGGCGGTCACAGCCACGGAAGGCTTGAGCAGCTGAATGACCTCCTCAGGCAGAGGCAGGCGGGCGTCCTGATCCTCGGTGCCGTACAGGATGTCCTCCAGGGCCTTCAGCTTGGCGGGATCGACCTTGGTGGAGGTGATGATCAGGCGGGCAGTGGGCTTGTAGCCGGGAACGTCCACGGGAGTGGTGGTGATCTCCCAGCTGGGGTTGATGGGCTCGGGGGAGTCGTTGACGGTCTGATAGCCCCGCTCAGAGGGAGAGGCCAGGCCGCCGTAGACCAGGTGCAGCTTGTAGCCGTGGTCCTGACCGTCCACATCGTTGCCCAGCTTGGTGCGGTAGCTCAGGCCGAAGACCTTGCGGTTCTGCTGGCCGGCGACCACACCGGGGGCGATCTCGGCGGAGCCGTCGCACTCCTCCCACTCGTCGGGGTAGGTGTAGCACTCGACGGTCAGGCCGAAGTCCTCAGCGCCCACCAGCACCAGGTACTTGATGTTGTCGGCATAGAGGTTGTTGGGCTCCGCGCCGGAAGGGCTCTCGGTGATGCCGGTGATGCCGTTCCAGGGCACGCCCTTGTTGTAAAGGCCGGCGGAGCTGATGGGGTAAAGGACAGCGCGATCAACACCGGTTTCGTAAAAACGCTCACCGGTCTTGTCCCATACGATTCTACTCATTTCGGATTTCCTCCTTTAATAGTACAGGTTGAAAATATCGTGGTTCAGGTTGTCCGCTGTAAAATGGCGGTCAT